TACCGAGCTCGGAGCACCTACCGAGCTCGGAGCACCTACCGAGCTCGGAGCACCTACCGAGCTCGGCGGCCGTTAACAGCAACGGCCGCCCATATGGCGGCCGCTGCGGTCGGTAGGTTTTGGTTAGTGGTCAGTCAAACGAGCCTAGGTTGCGAGTGAAGGGCGCACGAAACCATTCGCCACTCCTCGGGCATCTCCTTTTGCCCGTAGTCCAACGATGCAACCGTCTTCCTCTGCTACCGTTCGGTCGTCGGACAAGTCTCCGTCGATTACCTTAAAACCAAGGTAAGTCGCTGGCAGCGGCCGCCCAATCTTGGTATCAAACACGACGGCCGCACTGCCGAATTGCTCAACAGCAAGACCAATATCATCATCATTACTGTTCTCCGTGGCGCTACCGACTAAACGGTAATTAGTCAAAGTGCGATAGTAATTCTTTGAAGTCGCTGAACCTGACATTAGGTCGATAAGTCCTGCCACTCGACCCCTTCTTGACGGTGGCGCCTTCGTGTAGTCATAGGCTGTAACACCTGGTAGCGCCAACAAGTCTGGGGCTATCAATTCCCAGCGCAGATCAGATAGGACGTTGAAACGAAAATTGATCTTTCCGTGTTTCGCTGTCAATAATCCGATCTCGTGCGCCAACCTGCTGACGAACAAAGTTGGATGGTCCGCTAGTAGTCGCGTCTTCCATAGTCGACCGCGGGTCACGGTATCAAAACGACCGTTGCCCGCAGTCGCTAAACAAACTGAGCGACAGCCAGCAGTCGACCACCTGCAGGTGTTCCAGTCGCCACTAGTGGCGGCTGGGGACAGCGACAATCCGAAAGTTGGCGTTGTCGACTTCTGCAGCTTTTGGTTTGCAACAGTTACTAGATTTGCAGCGACTGGCTTAAAACCAACGGCCTCCCGATACTTGGCAATCAGCAAGCCATCGCGAGTCCCTTGATGGCAGTGAATTCGGTGTCGCGGCCATTCTTGCACGTTGAATGGTCCTAGCCTTTCCAGGTGTCGACTCAAGTCTTTAGACATTATGTATCGTCTGCCCTTTGCAATCGTCAGCATGGTCAGTTGCGGTAACAATGATGTGCCAACAATTTTCGCATTCCCAATTACAAGCGCGAGGCCGCCTCATGGTCCGGGCCAGCCGACACAATGTTTGAGGCCATTCGAGGCCAGGCTCACCGATAGTCTCATGTGTGTGGCAGTACGCCTTTTTTGTCTGGGTCTCGTTGGTAGTGGTGTGATTAGTTACTTTCTTCCAGCATCTTTCGCAGCGGTCGTGTCGATCGTTCCCGTCGTGCACACATGCCAGGCTTAGGCAAGTCGTGCTGCGAGCGTTGCAGCATTCGGTGAGGAATACTCCCCGTGGCTGTTCCGTGGCGGTTGTGGTCTCGTGCCAAGCGACTTTGGCGGATTGGATTAACCCAAGTCCCTCGATGGCAGTGTATTCGGTGGGTTGTACCTCTGACATGGTCAGGCTCCTTTCACCCGAGCGGCCGTATCTCGGCCGCACCCCACAAGCATAGCAGTACGCGAGGCTCCCAGGGGGGACCTACCAGGAGGGAGGTTGCCTTGAAGACTTCAAGTGTACGAGCTCTGGCTGGCTGGCTAGCGCAAAACAAAGACCCCCCGTAACACAAACATAAACCGACACCGACACCCTGTGGGGGGGGTAGGTTTGCCATTTTGCGCGTGAGATCACTGTCTGGGTGGAAATCCTACGGGGGGTATGAGCTTGGGTGGGAGTTTTGGATGTTCTTGTGGGGGGCTCAGGCCCGTCCAGGGGCTGAGTTTCCCCTGGTAGTGCTTTCCTATAGCTATAACCCTCTTCTCAGACTCTGGGTGAGTCTGAGAAGAGGTTTTCCTATAGCTATAACCCTCTTCTCAGACTCTGGGTGAGTCTGAGAAGAGGTTTATCTGTAGATATATCTATAGGGGGGTCTGTGAACTGTAAATCCTATGCAGTTTGCAACTTAGTTTCTTGCATAGTTGCATTTGGTTGCGGTTGGTTGATGGTTCGGCGACCAGGGGCGGAATATGCAAAGTTGACATCTGTGCTTGAGTGGTGAGATGCGAAACAAGCCTGTGATCTGCGAGTGTGCGTGCGGCGGGGAGATCACCCCGCCCGATACGCGGTTCGTCTCCGTCGAGTTCGAGGGGCTGCCTGTGGAGGTGATCTTCGCTCATGCGTGCGGTGCCGAGGGTCATGCCCAGTTGGAATGGGACGAGTATGCGGAGCTGTCGGAGGCTTGGGTGAGCTGGGTGGAGGATGCGCGGGAGGAGCGCCAGATGCAGCGCACCGTGTTCTCGCCCGAGTGGATCGGGCGTCGGGTGAAGGCGTTCCGTGACGCGTTGGATCAGGTTGAGACCCTTGAGGATGTGATCCCTCTGTGGATGAAGCAACGGGGCCATGCCCCTGAGACGATTCCGAAGGAGCGCATCTGATGGAAGGGGAGGCCGCCACTCAGGAGGCTAGGGTCTCGTGGCACCTTCCAGGTGAGTCTTGGAAGACGGGTTCGTCTGAAAAGCAGGCTCGCATGGAGGTGTATCTCGAATGGCTTCTAGTTCCAAAGGAGAAGCGGGATCCCCGCACCAAGCGTGCGTTGGCTGATCGGCTGGGTGTGGGCACCCGGACGTTACAGAACTACGCAAAAGACCCCTGGTTGCAGGTGGAGCTGCTCAAGAGGCAGCGGACGGTTCATCGCGTCGAGGGGGTGGGCGATGTGATCGTGAGTCTCCGTGACCAGGCACTGGACCCCGATAACCCGAGGTCGGTGGCAGCAGCCAAAGTCTACTTGGGTTGGGTGAACCAGCAGGTTGAGCCTGCTCTGGAGGCGTCCCTTGCGGACATGTCTCTGGAGGAGCTGGCTGAGGTTGCTACACGTCTCGCCGAATCCGCAGTCGCCGAATGACGACTGCTGCTGCTGACCCACGGGCGCTCGCCAACGAGCTGGAGTGGCGCAAATGCGAAGCTGACCCAGTCCACTTCCTGAACAACTACTGGTCGATCGAGATCATCTCAGGTGGCTACAAGATCGCTGGTCTGCGTGGCTACCAGGTGGCTGAGGTCGACACCATGATGGGCTGCACCACAGGTGACGAACCTGACCGTCAGATCCGCCTGAAGGCCCGCCAGGTCGGCTGGACAACTATCGCCCTCGGGTTCGCTTTCTGGTCGGCGTACTTCCATCCGTTCCAGCCGTGGATCGCCACCCAGCAGTCGGAGGATGAGGCGAAGAAGTCGCTGCTGACGAAAGTGAAGATCCCATACACGAGACTCCCAGGGTGGATGCTAGAACGTGGCCCTGCCTTAGAGACGGAGAACATGCAGGAGATGCGCTTCGCCAACGGGTCGTCTGTGACGGCAGTGCATTCGGGGTCGTCCGCTGCCCGTGGTCGGGCTGCGTACGGCGTCATCATGGATGAGGCGGCGTTCATGGAGGACGCCGAGTCCCTCTTCGGTGCCCTCGACCCGATGTGCTACGGGCCGATGTTCGTCTTCTCGACGGCCAACGGTCTGGGCAACTGGTTTCAGGAGCTGTGGCAGGATTCGGAGCTGGCCGATTCCGAATGGGGCCGTGGTTTCCAGCCCTGGCATGTGGTGCCCGGGCGGGACCAGACCTGGTACAACCGTCGCAAGCGCAGGTACCGCACCCGAGAGTGGCTTTTCTACCAGGAGTTCCCCGCCTCGCCAGGTGAGGCGTTTGCGAAGTCGGGCCGAACGGCGCTGCCGCTCGACACCCTGGAAGCCGACCCTCACGAGTGGATCCCGCCTGTGTGGCGGTTCGATCTCACCATGGTCGACACTGACATTTTCCCCACCCAGGAAGCATTCGATGAGGCTCTGATCCCCGCCGACGAGGACCGTGATTTCGAGTGGCATGTGTGGCAACAGCCCGAGATTGAACGTGACGAGTACGGGTTCATGCTGCGGCCCCCCTCCTATGTGGTCGGCGTCGACGTTTCTGAAGGTCTCGAAGACGGGGACTACTCGGCGATCTCGGTGTTCAATGCGAACACCTGGGAGCAGGTCGCTTCAGCCAAGATGTGGTACCCCGTTGAAGATCTCGGCCAGCTGGTGCAGTGGATCGGCGACTGGTACCACGAGGCGCTCGTCCTGGTCGAGCGCAACAACATGGGGCTGCTCCCCCTCGACTATCTGGTTCGGGCGATGTACCCCCGCCTCTACCGTATGGACACGATCGCCCAGCAGAAGCGTGGATCTCGCACTCCCAGGTACGGGTGGTACACCAACAAGGCGACGAAGCCGAAGTTGGTGATCGATTTCATCAAGGCGCTCCGCAGCGAGGCACCGCTGCTACATGACCTGCGTTTCCTTTCCGAAGCACGAACCTTCCTCGCCGACGGCAAGGGAGGCTACGGAGCCTCCCGTAGCCAGCACGACGACATGATCATGGCGACGCTGATTGCCTGGCAGGGTTGTCTCGATGTCGGGCAGTACCCGATCTCCTACATCGATCACGAGGTGCGGCCAGTGACGATCGGTGAGGTGCTGGCCATCACGATGCCGAAGCCGACTGACCGTCGGGGTTCCTCCCCGATGTACCAGAAGCTCGGGCAGCCCCAGAATCCG